TATTTCGTCTGCGGCGAATGTTATTATTCATGGTGACATCTCGGGTGAAGATTCAACCGCGAATACTGTGAGTTTTCGGTGTGGACCACTGACGTCAAATATAAGTGCGATTGAAATCAAGGGTGCGAAAACATCTGCGAATAGTCAAACCATCGTATTCAAGACTCGAAATACGGAAAGAATGCGGGTAGCTTCGGACGGTAAGGTGGGTTTATCCAATACTGAACCGAGTGAACTTTTAACTCTCGGTGGAAATTTAAAACTTAATGGAAGTAATGTAGGTATTTTTGGTGACGATACAAAATATCTAAAAACTTTCACTGATATCACCGGTAGTCAGACAAAAATACAAACGCGTGTGGGAAGTGGAAAGGGTCTGAACTTTTATGCGAGTACCACGGATACTATGGGAACGCCGAAATTAACCATATTAGAATCGAGTAATGTTGGTGTGAACACTATAAATCCAGAAGGTCTTTTACATACGAACGGCGGAACGGTGTTTATTAATAACCAAGTCGCTAATAGGGGAACTACGAGTCATCTTGACACACCGTTAGTCGTTTCGAACACAACTGCGATTGTGGGTACTTCGGATTTTAAGAATGTCCTCCAATTGACTCGAGAAGGTGGTACAAGTGGTCAACATGGTGTGAGGAGTATATTTAAGATGGGGAAACATGGAAGTGGTAGTGGTACGTCATATTCTCAATTGAATTTATCGTTAGCGAGTGATGATTATGACACGGAGAATCATGTCATGACGTGGCGAAGTAATAAGCGAGTTGGTATTGGTACCACCACACCCACGGCTCATTTAGAGATTTTGACTACAGGTATAGGAAATTTCAACACCAACGGTCTACTCGTTCACAATATTGAAGGTACTCCAGGTGATGCGATTATGGCTGCGAGAACGAGTAGTCTCAATTCAAACGCTTTCGCTTCTTTTGTACAAACTGATGGAAACTCTACGTCGGCTATTGACGGTGCTCAGGGTTATTCTATGGGTGTAACGGGTGGTTCAACCGCCGATTTCAGGCTTACCAGGAATCCAAACGTGATTAACGAGTCTTCGACGTGTAGAATTTTTATTAGTGGTTCCACGGGAAATATGGGCATCGGTACAGACGCACCCCGTGACAAGCTTGAAATTAATGGTGATCTTGTATTAGATTCTAAAATAACATTTGGAGGTCTTCTTGGTGATGAATTTGGTAACACTATTATCAAAGAGCAGTTTTATAACGCTTCACTTGGTAAGTCTGAGTTACTATTATTTAAGGGTAATGAAAGAACTGGTTTCGGTCCGGATAGAATTCGTTCGGTCGCCGCCGAACACATATTCGAGACATATCCCAATGTTTCTGGTTTAGACACACAAGAGAGGCGTGATAACATAATCGCGGATAATGCGTCCAGTGTTGGTGTTAAGAGTTTAGTGATTACACCTTCGGGTCGTGTTCTCATAGGAAGAAGTAGTGAACAGGGTTTAGGTACCGATGTTAAATTTTTCTGTGATGGTGGTTTTGCTTTCCCTGCGGGTGAGAAGATTAAAACTGGTAAGATGAATATGTATTCAAGTTTATCCGATGGAAATATAGACACGGAAAATACAGCCAACTTAATCATAAATAACCATATTACTGCAACAGATACATATAAAGAAAATGTAAGAATAACGTCCGAAGGTCTGGTTGGTTTTGGAACAACTGTTCCCGAATCAAATGTTCACATTTATTCCGATGCGACCGGTGATATAGATATACTCAAACTCCAAAATCCAGGTACAAATAACAAGGTTGGATTAACACTAAACACGAATGATAATTACGGTGGTTACGTAAGGGGTTTTAGTGACTCCACCCATTCCGTACATGGTACGGTGATAGGTGCTGTGAACAATGGTGCCGAAGGTGATGGTATACACATCATACACACATCAAATGTGGGTGTGGGTACAGTAAATCCAAGTGAGCACTTCACGGTGTATAACGGTACGGCTCGTTTAGAACATGCGACGAGTAATGCTATTCTCGAGTTCAAGACGACCGGTGGAGTGTCCAATATCTACGGTGACCACACCGGTAATGTGTTTGTCGACCCAGTTAGAAGTTTTATCGTGAATAGCGATACAGAAATTGTCGGTGACCTTCAAATCGATGGTAAAATTGATTTGGGTAACCAAGTCGCTGTGGACCTAGGTGGTGTGGATGCCACTACAGCCCTTGAGGTCGGTGGTGGTTTTATCTCAGGTTCAAATGAGGTCGCATGTAAACGATACTCAAAAACATTCACACGAACAACCCAAGACAGTAATGACATACAGTTACAATTTGATAAAGGTTCATTCTATGCCAAAATAGTAGCTATATTACGGTCTAGTGAAAGTGTTCATGACATGAGTACTATGGTACTCGAGGTGCAGGGTGGTACACACGACGGTACCACGAATCCCTCCGAGGACATCACCATAGGTACTAAGAACTTATTCGGTGGTGGTAATCTTAACCCCTGGAATCCCACCGTAACTACTGGTAAATTTGGTTTACTTTTCGCTCCAGAAGTTACATCGGGGCGCACATATTATTACGACTTGTACATAGAAATGGTAACTTCCCGAGGTGGTAAATTACTATCAGTGTATACAAATAACCCAGCTGTTGATACCTTCACTGGTACACAATTATTCTCGTTTACGTATTAAATTTACTACGAGGGGGTACCCCGCGGTAGATTCAACATTTATGCCCTGATGGAATCAGAGATGGCTAGTGCGACTACGCCAACAATGAAAGCCATGATGACGTAATTCATTTCAGTTTCTTCACGACCGACCTGAGACTTTGCAGGTTCGGCCTTGGCCTCGGCGACAACTTCTTGCTGTCGAACGGGAGGCTCGAGCTCCTCAAGCGGACAATACGCTATCATTTATATATATTTAGAGATTAATTTCGGTCTTCTTCTTTCGACGAGTTCTTTTGGGTTTGGCTCCACCAACATTAACTTCTTTGACTTCACCACCTGTAGAATCTCCTGATACCGAAATGATATCAGAGAGATCATCCTCCTCTTCCATGATGGGTTCAATCGAATTTGATTGTCCCATGGTGGTGTTCATAGGTGGTGGTGGGGGCATCATGATATTACCCATCAAATTCGAAATGTCCATACCCGGTCCCTGCATTTCGTATTGTCCCGTACCTCCTACAGGTGCGTCCACAGAGGGACCTCCCGGTGCGCGTGTGGTATTCTGTACAGCCGACATCATATTCTTAACAAGGTCTGGGTTCTGCTTGATGACATCATTCATGTTTGGCATTACCGACTTGAACATACTATTGGTCAAATGGAACATCATCGCGGAGCCACCGAGCATCATGATAAGCTTGACCTCTGGTGCAACGTTAACCTTCGAGCGGTACTTCACATACAGTTCTTCAAAGACTCCATCATAGTCGTCAACATTCTCCATCACAGACTCAGACCAACCCTCGAGTTGAACCTCAAAGGGGTTGTATCTCTTATTAAGAAACTCAAGCCCTGTTACACATGCGATGAGCATACGCCTCGAAAACCTAACAGATTGTTCTACATCTATGCTATACGTGATACGCTTAACCTCTGATCTGAGTTCATCAACCCCCGAGTATGCATTCAGTCGTTTGTTCACAGCGAACCCCTTCTTTTCTAACCGTCCAAGTTTATTAACAAGATCCGCCTTTTCCTCGTCAATCGATGTATACCCCTTGGAAGGTTGTTCCGCCTGTTCACCCGGCCCTGGCCCCATGGGTTCGTCATCGAACATCATCGGTTCATCTTCCCCGTAATCAATCTCTTCATCTTCCCTATTCTGAACTGGAACACTCTGTTTGTTGGGATTTACAAAAGCATCCATCGCTTCTTGGTGTTGAGCAGTTCCAGGTCTTTGCATTGGTCGTGTGGTGGGTCTGGGTACCGGCTTCGATCGAGGAGCGGAAATTTGAATCTCATCCATGAGTGCCTGCTCATCAGCATCTAATTTCATCACATTCGTTTGACCCCTGTCGAGTACGATTTCTTCGTCCATCTACTCTCTATGTAGAAACTAAGAAAATGTCTTTAACGCACTTCAAAAATTATATATGTCTATTATAAATGTTCAAACTCAATCTCAACCGCGCCGATCGTAACGCTCTCGTGGCGATGACCGTGTTGATAATTCTCATCACCATTCTTGGTTTCATGAATGTACGAAGCTCTAAGTACCAACCCAGGCCAATTACTATTACACCCGTCAGTGAGGAGTCTCTTTTTGACCTCAAGTCTGATGTTGAGTGTGTTGCTGGTGGGGGCAAAAAGGATAGCCCTTACTCGGTTGGTCTCACCCCAGGTGGTCTCTGTGGTGCACAGGAATTAGTCGGTGCCCACGCTGGTTATGAGATCGCGGACGGAATCGGTGGATCTTTAATCTAAGCTAATAATAAATGGCCCTGATTACATCGCCAACGGAAATGATTCCAGATCTTAATTATGAATATCACACCATCACTATTGATAGTGTGGGTCAGGATAATGCAAATACTTTTACTTGTCATCTTCAACAGCCATTGAAGAATGTGGTTCAGGCCAGACTTGTCGGTGCGCGTATCAATACGACTACGGCGACCGAACATTGTTACATATCTATAAATGAACTTGACTCCATTTTCTCCGACAGGGCCTCCAATGTTCTCACAGGTCAATCATCCTTGAGCATTCTTAGAAACTCATTCGCTAGTCTCGTCACTGCCGATGATACAGGTATAATAAGTTTTAAAGATGACTACCCCGTTGCAACACAATACGTAAACCCAATTCGATCGATCGATAGATTTACTGTAAATATACGAGATCAGGACGCAAATCTTGTAACTCCCCCAAACCCCGCCGAGAATAACTTTTTAGTTCTTCGTTTCGTTTGTAGAAAACCCAACCTGTAATTTTTCTCCCCTTAAATTAGTATTACCATGTCTGCCGGTGTTGTTCAATTGATTGCCATAGGAGCCCAGGATAAATTTATCGTGGGTGATCCTCAAATATCTTTCTTCAGTTCAACATTCAAACGCCATGCTAATTTTTCACAATCCGTTGAAAAACAAACAATCCACGGAGCGGTGAAAAACAATTCTATGTCCAGTGTTCAGTTCGAGAGATCGGGTGATCTTCTCAATTACGTATATTTTACGATGGATAACAATACAGAGGCTCTTGACACCCAAAGATGGGACCACATTGTCGAGAAGGTTGAACTTTTGATTGGTGGTTCCGTTATAGACACCCAAGATGCTGTGTTCACTGAGAATATTGCCGTCGATACGTTCGCCCAAAACGTTTCTAAGAGTGCACAAGGTACCCACCCAGGTATTTCTGCACGCTCATTTTTTTATCCCCTGCGTTTCTTTTTTTGTGAGTCACCACAATCTTCTTTGCCACTCGTAGCTTTAAACTATCATAACGTGGAGCTTCGCATCTATTGGGGTTCTGCTGCTACTAATAAAAATATTGAAGCTTTCGCAAATTATATTTATTTAGATAACGAAGAACGTGGTCAGATTATTTCACGTAAACACGATATGTTGATAACACAAGTTCAAAAGAATGTCGCTTCTGGAACGACCGTTCAAGAACTTACGTTTAATCATCCAGTGAAGTACCTGGCCTCTTCCAATACAACAACCGATAGCGCACTCACTTCAGCGACAAACAAAGTGAAACTAAATATAAACGGTGTTGATTTAAGTAATTATAAATGGGGTAAACCACATTTTATT